CTGCGCATAACTCAAAGAAGGTAGCCATCGTTGACAATCGCAATTTCTTCAATTCTGAACGACCGATTAATCCGCGTGTGTTCGGATATTTTAATCTTCGTTTTATTTGCCAATCACAACCGAGAAAGGATTTCCCACTTGATGCAGCTCCACCATACAACAACTGACGGCAGTCGTTATCGATAGCTAGTAGGTTCAGCGCGTCAATTTGTTTCTGATGGTATTTCATTGATTTGATTAAAGATTATATCCATTCTTATTAATTGCTTCAATAGGTTTGGATTATCACATTGCTTTTTTATGTGATACTTTTTACCATACAATTCAAATCTGACATTATAAGTTTTCATAACTTATCCATTATTCGTTGTTGTAAAATTGTGCTGTCCATAATATCCGCATATAACTTCCGCATCAATTCTTTTTGAACGGACTGATTAAAGGAGAATTTTTCATCCTTATTCATCCGCTCCAATCGTGTTTTTGTCAGATGCAAATCTTCGATGACTTGAAATCGCGCTGCGAACTTCCATTGTTTCCATTGATCGTCAGTCCAACAGTCATCGTTCACCGCTTCCAGTTCATAAAACTTCGCAATGAAATTAGGCGCGAGTATCATCACCGCTTCGCGTTGGTTATTTTTCCAACGTGCAATATCGGTTGTGAACATTGCTTTCCAATCGATTGGTTCGTTGTATTGATCGATAGGTGTCTCCATCTTCGTTTTCTTTTTCTCAAGTTCAATGTTCATTTTGTTTCTGACATTCGTGTAATTTTTCAAAACATCGGATTGGAATTGAATAGTGACCATCCCATAGTTTTCAACTCGCGTAAACTCCACCCCTGCCGCGTTCATCTCGAATGCCAACGCATACTCTCCAATAGTCATATACGGATGGTAATGGATAGCGTTAGTAAATAGCATCTGCACTTCCTCTACCGATGGTAATTGTTTGATGCCGCTTATTACTATTGTTCGCGCCAGTAATGACTTGAACATTTGCATCGTAATATCGCAAATGCGCACCTGCTCTTTTGCTTCGAGATAGGCGCGCTCGTTAGGAGTTAACCCACTCTTGTAGTTGAGACCTTTGTACTCTACCAATTGATTCATTGTGTTTATTTTTAGTAGTTAAAAATTCGTGTAATTTCCAAGCGGAGCGCATCGCAGCTTTCCAATCTTTCATCTTTGTTTTACCGTAATGCCAATTTGTGTTGGTGTAATGACTAATAAAGACATCCGCAAAGTTAAGCGCATCTTCAGTATCTGCACCTGGCATTCGTTCAATGAAGTAATCAGCGACATCCTCAAGCGTGGGCGGTGTGAAGCGCGATTTCTTCTCTTCTTTTGTTGATAATAGCTTGTCGAGTTTTTCGTGCAATTTTCGCACTTCGCTCAAGATTTCCGTTAGTTCGTTCATATTTCCATTTGTTTGTAGTTAGTAAGTCGTCAAATATAAATATTTTTTTATTATTCAGTTCGTGAATAATTTGAAGCACCTTTTTTTTAAATGGTGGATTAGTGGCCACAAGCGATTCAAATGTTTTCATATTGTGAAGCATTGTCGCGTGATGGCGGTTGAGGTGGCTTGCCATCTTCGCATAACTCCAGTTCGTTCCTTTCCTCAAAAACATCGTGTAAATAATACGGGCATCGTTGAACTCGCGTAATCTTAAACGGCAGAAAAGTTCCTCTGAACTGATTTTACACGCATTGCACACCGCTTCAAGGACTGCGTTAGTTAGTTCATCACCATCAGGGCGAAGCATCTTTTCTTTGTCGTAATTGATTTTACTTTGAAGCGTTAATACTTCGGGATGGGTAACGATTTCATTGAGTAGATCAAAGGCAATTGGAGACTGGATGAAATTCGTTTTTAGTTTTTCGTACACCTTTAATAATTCCTTATTCATCGCCTTCGTTTTTTACTGTTATTACACTGCTATTGATTGCCATCTGCACGATTATCTTAATATCGATTTTAAGTTCATCGGATAGCTTTTGGATATCGATTAACCGCATATAAAGTGGGTAGTTGACATATCGCCACGCGGTTGGATAGCTAACCCCAATAACACGGCCAAAGTTGACCGTGTTTTTGAAGTTCGTTTTAATTAAATGTTGGAAATCTGTTTTCATATTTTTCCTGTAAATAAAAATTTAATTCGTTTGATTAATGTTGGTTTTTGAACTGGCTTGGATTTATGAATCATTTTAGCTTCCTTCATTTTTGGAAATTCAATTGAACATTGATCAAATTTTTTGCTTTTACGAATGGTTCTTTTTGAATAATTTTTGCATTCATCCATAAACTTGTTCAATCGTTGGTCAGTCAATCGTTGGCATCCTTTCCAGTAACCATTTTCGTAATATACAATACCTACATTTTTTGCAACGGTCATATACCATTTCCCTATCTTTAGAAAAGCAGCAACATCATTAATTGATTTTTCTTGATTATTGTTTAGATGATGGCATAGTTTTGATAATCGATTATGCAAAATCGCTTTATCCGTAATCATTGGAGTTCTTGTTTTCATATTTTAATTGTAATGTGGTTATCCATTCGTTAGGTATTCAGAAAGGAAGGTCATTATTAGCATCCATCTTTTTATCATTTAACGCATTATCAACTGCATCTTGGTTAGCTTGTTGGCCTGTGGTTAGATAGTGTTCAAAATAGAGCGCATAGTTCACGTATTTAGCAGGAGCTTCACCAGCTCCAATGGCATCCACTGCAGCTTTCAACGCAACCGCACGAGCGATTTCCACTTTATCCTGTGGCGATTTTTGATAAGATGAACCGCCACCACCGTTACCGCTTGGAGTAAATGAGCGTTGCTCTTGAATCCACTTAATCTTGTGGCCTCTCCCACTTGGAGTGATTTCGTAGGACTTTTCTTCACCAATCACAAAGGATGGTGTTTGGGATTTACTGAACACCGTACCGGTGTCGTTGTTGTCCATCGTTACATCGAACTTGTAAAGGTCGTTCCAAGTTCCGTTTCCTTGAATGTGCGTGATTTTCGCTTTTTTCATTTTGATTATTTATTTAATTATTAAATTGTTTTCGTTGTCTATTGATCCGATTGCCCATTGTTCATCTTTGAAAAGTGGATGCGTAGCGGAGTGATTTTCGAAGCAGTAAGGACACCATTGTTTTTCTTCGTATGCGGATATCCAAACTATGTGCGCGTCAGCTTCGTGAACTATCGAATTACATCTATCGCAGTTGTTTAATTCATCGTTGTTCACTGGGTAGTCGGGTGGGTTGATTCTATCGTACATATGTTTTTTCTGTTAAAAGTTCTTCCATCCTTTCGAGTGGTGTTCTATTTGTTCCTGCGGCAATGTGCTGCGCTATCTGATTGAAATCAAGTTGTTCAGTTGGATAACTCGCGGATTGAACGCAAATGAACTTTTTTGGATAGGTTAGGTTAATTTTCTGATTCATAAAGCACTGAAGATTGAGTTAATTTAACATATAAGTTTATCAATTCATCATCATTTAAAAGATGAGAATGGCTATTGGTTTCAATCATTTTTTTTACCACCACTCGTAAAAAAGCAAGTTCATCAATGGAGAGGAATTTGACCGAAGTAGTCGCACCACCATTATCTTTGATTTGATTTACAACGTTATCATCGCCATAAACCACAATTGTTTTCTTTGCTAACATTGGATTAGATGATTTGAAAAATAAAGATTTCAGTTCGTGCAGGTGAGTAGTCATCTCCAGTGTGAGCGAATGCCCATCCATCTTGGTCGATTCCGTACTGTAAACCCATTTCGCTCGCCTTCTCCAACACGTAACGATTGGCGCGATCTAAAGAATCGTAATTGCGAACTTCCGCGTTGATTCCCTCTTTGATGTGAACTTGGTAATTTGTTTCCATTTGTTTTTGTTTTTAATTATTTCGTTTGTGTTTGCAAATATATGTAAAAGAAATTTAATAAAACAAGAAAAAAATAAAGATAATTGTTAAAATTTTTTGATTGTCGTGTAATTTATTGATTTTCAATAATAAAAAATTGATTAAATTTGATACGATTATGAAAAGAGCAATGATCAATGCGCTAAAAACCAAAGTGAAACGGCCTTATTCCGGTGAAGCAGGGGTGCAAAAAGCGGTTGTTGATTACATTAAATACCAATATCCGCACGTTTTATACTGCGCGTCCGCAGGTGGAGTGCGAACTTCGATGAAACAAGCGATAAAAATGAAGGCCACTGGATACGTTAAAGGTGTTCCCGATCTTCAGATATTCGAACCGGTGGGTAATTATCACGGATTGCTTATTGAGATTAAAGATTTGAAAGGTGTAGTAAGCAAAGAGCAGAAGGAATGGATCAAAGATTTAAACGATAGGGGGTATTATGCTACATATTGTAAAGGCGTGGAAGCGACAATAAAAGTAATTGATGACTATTTCGCAAATAAGATATAACCATTGGCGCAAAATCGCGTTATCACTAACCGCAAACACCTTTGAAGCGGATGACTTACTGCACGACACCATTAGCCGCATCCTCGAAAATGACATTTCGCACGTTAAAGATATTGAAGCGTACGTTGCCCACGCGATTCGAATTGCTTATTACTCCAATCGTTCATCGTATCACAACCTATACCGGAAGCATTCAGAACTTTACGCAGACATTACCGATGAGCATCTTCAAAATATGGCGGTTGAATCGGTGTGGATGGGAGATAGGTTAACGAACGAACAGCTCGACATTTACATTAGTCGTTTACCATTCTTTGAGCGTGAGGTGTTTTACTTGTATGCGCTCAACGATTTTAGTTACGATCATTTGAGCCGTGAGACAGGCATCCCAAAAAGCTATTTATATCAAACAGTGAAATCAGCAAAAGACGAATTACGAAAATCAATAATTAGGTTATGAATAACATTTTAGAAATGGCCAATAAACGAATGGCCACTTGTATCGAATGCCCAGCGTACCACGCAACAACGCGAACTTGTGGAACACCACTCAACAAGATGAATCCACTTGGTGAAACAATGACCATTGAAGGAGTTACATTCAAACCCTGTGGATGTTTTCTCGATGTCAAAACAAAAATGACTTTGAGCGATTGTCCTGCAGGAAAGTGGGAGAAGATTGTCGATGGTTCGTTAATGCAAGATGCTCAAACGCTTCTTTTCAATGCTAAAAAGAACGGTGCGTTAAATAATGATGAGCGCACATTACTCGCTCGGTTGAAATCTTTGATGACAGGACGTAATGAAAAGGTAACGAGCTGCGTTAGTTGTGTGAATCAAACCATTGCGGAACTGAACAAACAACTAAAAAGAGAGGAAGTGCTACAAATAGATGAAGTGCAACCAACTGAAAAGAAAAAACGTGGAAGAAAACGAAGAGAATCTTGAATATGAATCTGCTTCTTTTTTGTTTTATATCTTATATGGTGATCGCCTTATCACTTATTGGCTTGATGAGTTTGATGTTCCTAAATCCAACATTACGTTTTTCTCGTG